CATTGTCGCTGCAGTAATCGCCATCGAACATCTCAAGCCGACCCCGCCATGTCTCGTAATTCGTCCATCCGTTGTAAGTTTTATCCGTCATATCGCCTCTCCCTTCGCAGCCCTGAGCGCAGCCGATGCAATAAACCGCATACCTATCGCCGAGCCTCCGTTAAGCTCAACCTCAACAATCCGCTCCAGAGCCACCAGCATATTAGCCACAGTCCTGCGAGCCTCAATCAGCTCCGCCAGCGTATCGCGAATGGAAGCCCGTTCAGGGGCCTCCAACGCCATCACCGCATAGTGCAGCGAGCCAACTGCATCGCGCATCACATTATTAATATCAGCCATCACGCCGCCTCCTTCGTCACATAGCGGCGGACGGAATCCCATGCCCGTTCAACCTGCTCGGCAGGGAAATATTCGGGGAAGCTCACCACCACGCACTGCGCCGCGCAATCCTCCTCAAACCATTGCGACGAACCCGACCAATAAGCCGCATAGTCTTTCATCTCTTGCGTAATACGGGGAAGCAATTCACGGGCAACCCAGATGCCACCATGCGATGCAGTCGAAACATAAATGATACCATCGGCAATGACTTCTTCGTCCTGCACGATACCCCAAGGGGAAGATTTTCCATTCAACGTAAACGTCATTTCAAATACCCTTTCTCAATTCATTCTGTCACAACGTCACATTGCAACATAACGCCAGTCATAGTTTAGCCGAATTGCATCTGTCAACAACAAAACGACAATTTACATATCATCCTTTATATTTTCCAAAATGTCACGGTTTTGCCCGAAAATGTCACGGAGGGTGTGACAAATAAGTAATTGATTTATCACAACTATTTTTTAAAATGTCACGCCCCTGTGACAAATATGTGCTTGATAAATAAAGGTTTTCCCAAAATGTCACGGATTTTCCGAAAATATATCCCTATATATATCTCCCTCCCCTGTATACACTATGTATACACTTTTTTACTAGGGGGTTATATATATATAAATTTCATTACATTTAGATATATATATAGAAAAAGGGCAGAAATCAGCCGTTTTTTTTGTCACAAGGGGTGTGACATTTTTCGAAAAAGCGTGACAAACACCCCTCAAACCCGCAGAAATCAGCCGTTTTTTCTGTGACATTGCGTAAAATCCGTGATTGGCTGGCATATTCAGCAGATTGACAACAGCGTCAGCAGGTCGGGCAAAAAAAAGGAGAGCCGAAGCCCTCCTAATTTCGATCGATGGTCTCCCCGTTCAGTTGTAAATCAGGTTAGGGCATGGCGGCATGGTGTCCCACATGGTGCGCCAAGAGTCCGAGTAGGCGGGCGGCTGTCCTATACGCATCCATGAAGCGCCAAACGTGCCATGCTCAACGCTCTGCTTGCTGTATCGGGTGTCGATGCCTAGCCAAAGGTCTTTGATACGCTCCTGCGCCTCCTGCGGCGCTTCACGGGCGCGGGCGGAAAGCTCTATCATCACTTCCTCTAGGTTGTCGCCTTCGACCGATAGTGGGCGATACTTGCCCAAGAAATAGATTGTGCCGATGTAGTGCGTCATGCTGCGCCTCCCATCTCGGGCGGCAGGATATTGAAGATATTTAGAGGCATCCAGTCCTCTTCCTCGCCTGTCTCAAGCACGGACACTACGTCCTCGCGGCAGTAGGCTTGCGTGTCGCTGTCGTTCAGCTGCAGGAGCGTTAGCATCGTGCGGACAGTGCTATTCCACAGCTGGGCATCGTCGATGGTCTCGCCGTTCAACGTGCCGACGATTTCATAGTCGCCATCGCTGCGCTGCCATGCAAAGGTAATGTAGTTTGGTATGCGGTTCATAGTGATTCCCTTTCGCGGCCTATCTCGTCAGTGGCAGGAGGCCAGTCCGTGCCAGACGCCCGAAGGCGTTTCGATAGTTAGTTCCCTTCGATGGTGCGCTTCATAGCCAGAACTATTATGAGCAGGACGCCCCAGAAGAACGATAGCGCGGCTATGTGGCTAATCATGCGAGGCGCTCCGCATCAAGCTGACAGGCGTCGATAAAGCGGCTGCGGTCGAATCGGTAGTTATCCTGCCACAGCTTATCCGCGAGGCGCTGGGCGAGATTGTGAACCCCTAGCCGTTCGCCCGATAGGATTGCTTTATCCGTATGGGCTCGGGCGTGAAATTGCTCCTCGGCAATGTCGCGGACAAGTCCTGCGATAGTGTCGGCAATCAATACATAATCTTTGCGTGTCATGTTTAGGCTCCCATTCTTGCGTATACGTTGGCGGTGATTACTATCAGGGCGAATAGGCCCAAGCGGATTGCTAGGTGCAGCTGGCCGTCAGTCATTAGTTGAGCCCCACCATATAAGCGCCTGTTCCAAGAGCGTCCTCTGCATCGCTACAGTAATAGGCAATGGCCTCCTCGCGCTTGGGCTCTAGGTTCGGGAGCGTTACCCGATACTCGTTCCAGTCTTTGCAATAGGTGGCCTTGCATCCCATCGCCTTCAGCTGCGCTAGTGTCTGTTTGGTAGTCATGTTGTGTTTCCTTAGAACTGTGGCGGCAGTGGGCCGCGCCGTTAATGATGATAGGCTAAAAGCCAGCCCCATAAATAATAGCGTCATCTGGTATGTCAATGCACATAATCAACATTGGTGTCATCAACTCGCCGCAATATATCATCGGCCTATCGCGCAGGGTGGAATCGCCTTCGCGTGCGCGGGTGGATGATGCCTTGGCCCTGCTCGATACCAGACGGGCTTGCCTCTGGACGCTAGTCAGCACCCCCACCCACCCACATTTCCCCGCAGCGCGGGGGAACATACTAGTATACACCCTCCCAGCCTTACATTTTGGCCGAAATCATTTGCATATTTTGAATCCCGTATTAAAAGTGCGGGGGGAGGCTTTTATGGAAACGCTTAGTAT